TCAGCAAGGACGATGAGGGCCAGGAGCGCGCTGCCGAGGATTCGCTACCACGGAGGCATCCCCCGTTGGGGGGATACAGGCGGTGCAGCGACAAGACACCTTACCGAAGTCGCTATTATTGTGCAGCGGCAGCGATCATGCCATCGGCGGGCGAGCAATGACCGCATCGGGGCACAAGCGGAAAGGCTCAAAGTGAGCATTAGATGTCCGATCCATCAATAGCCGGCCGCATCGCCGGCACCACCGCCGACATCATCCGCGCGACGTTTGATCGGTGTGGCCTTGAATGAGATCAGCGACGGATCGGTTTGTAATCCCAGATCGAATTATTGGGTCGCGGATTTCCCCTGGGACAAAAACACGAAATCTGTGCGCCCCCTTGTCCAAGAACTTTGTCCGGTCGTTCGCAGTGGTGGCGGCTATTGCGAAGGATTGCCGAAAGACCGCATACAGCAGGGTGTGTTCGCGGTCCTCGGTCGTTGCCCACGAAAATTGAAACTGATCAGCGACGTTCTTTCGGCCTTGGCTCATCGTGCGCGGCTCGGGAAGCATCGCGAGCAGATCAGAGGGAATCTCGCCCTCACGGCCTGTGCATTGCTAAACCATATGGGCTGAACGCCTCCACTGTTTGGAACGGCACGCTCATGCGCCTCGAAATGAAGTGCTAAACCGAGCTTGGCTCCGAATGCAGTCATGTGTGCGGTTAGGATCGGGCCGTCTGCACGAAGCAGCCATCCGTCCGCAGGCATACCGGGCATCTGTCTGCGACCACGGATTTGCTTTGCATCACTCACACGCATCTCTTCAAGCAAGCCCGGAACATTGTTCTTGACGGCAGCGAGCACCTTTTTCAAATCAGCCTCGTCGATGGCGTCCGCGTTCGGGTATGTGCGCCCAAGAAGTGAGGCGACAAGATCGCTTCGCGCCGTTCCACTGTTGCAGCTTTGACAACTAGGAAAGATCAGCTCGTTTGGACGTTGCTTCCCTCGGAACATCACCCGCGGCGGCGTGTGCTCGATTGTTGTCGCGAGCGAGGTACCACCACAGAAGATGCAAAATGGATGGGCTTCCAACAGATCGCGATGCGATCTCGCCTTTCGTTTCGCCTCTCCCAATTTCACGTCTCCCGCACCGCGGCCTTCATCAACAACACTTCCAGTACCGCGCGACCTTCATCTGTGAGCGCGTAGCTCGTGGCACCGGCGGCGCGCTCGACCAAGCCGCGCACCATCATCTGCTGCGCGGTTGCGTGCGTCACATTTGCATTCTGCCAATCCGTACCCGAGGCGAGGCAGAACAACAGGACCCGCTCCGGGACCGAGAGGCCAGCTGCGATGCTCTCAGGTGTCGGATGCTTCGCCATGTCACTTTCGGTCCTCGAGCGCACTTGTTGTGTAGCGAAGGTTGCCGCCGCCACTGCATGCCCGTGATGCTCTCGCGCGCCGGGCGCTCCCTGCTATCGGGATTGGTTGGGTCCGCTCCGGGCCGATGTCCATTGACGGCGAAGCCGAATCAAGGTGAACTGTATGCCGCCTCGATGGCATAAGGAATAAGAACGCCCGGCTAACGGGTCCCAATAAGCATCAAGCGGTAGTTCAGCCGCCTCCCATCGCAAGCAAATCCTGAAACGCTATTCCGCCTGACCGGCGTTCCCGCCGCGTCGGTGCGGCCAGATTTGGAGATGCCCCCATGGGAAGCCACTATGCATGCTTGCTCGACCAGTTCGACCGCGAATTGGAGACCGCTTATCGCGGCGAAGTGTACCGCGTTCGGGACAACGGAGCGGTCTGCCGGCAGGGGAGACCGGGTGCGCGAAAGCGCCCGCTGGATAATCAATGGACATTTGGAGTGACCAACGAGTCAACCGGCTACATGCATATCGGAACCGAGGTCGTGCATCGCATTGTGGCGACCGCCTTCCATGGCGCACAACCTTCGGAGAAACACGTCGTCGATCACGCTGATACGAACCGGCGAAACAACCGCGTTGAGAACCTTCGTTGGGTTACGAGGCTGGACAACATCCTTAAAAATCCGGTGACCCGTCGTCGGATTGAAATCGCCTACGGCTCCATAGACGCCTTCTTTGAAAATCCCCGCTCCCCATTAAATCCGGATGGTCTAAAGAATTTTGAGTGGATGCGCACCGTCACGAAACAAGAAGCGCAAGAGAGCCGCGAGCGGCTTGAGCGCTGGGCAACCTCGACTAACGCGCCGAGTGGAGGCGTTATCGGCGAGTGGATTTTTGGCGCGAGGAATTCGCCAGACCGACCAGAGGAACCTGTCAGCGATGTGGTGTCACTCACGCCGAACGCCGTGCAACGAAATTGGAGGACGCCGGCCACGTTCGAGCAATGTCCAGACGCATGTTCATTGGACGCGCTCGCCGAGTACGCGTCTCGGCTTACAGAGGGCACGGTTTTCGCTCAGTATGCTTACGGCCAATCTGTGACCGTTACTGCTCAGAAAGGCGAAAACTTCCTGAGCGTCGTCTGTCATCTGCCGAACAATCCGATCAAGGGGTGGGCAGTCGCTAAAGTGATCGTCGAGAACGGCAAGTTCGTTCACGATTCCCTGGGCAGTTACTTCACATTCGAAGGAGCGATGAAGAGGCATTGCAGTCTTCTCAACATTCCTTGCGAATATAAGGAGACGGTGGACGATCTCACTTGAATTGCTTTTGCCGGCGGCAGTCGGTCCCGCGTAAATCAAAAAAGGTCGGCGCATGTGGCGCGCCGGCCGTGATGGACTCAGGAAGGCCGAGAGAGATTCGGCGTTTTGCAATTTGGCCGTCACCTATTGACGTAAAACGAGGCCGAAAGTTCTCGTTTTGAAAAAAGCGTCGAGGAATCAATGCTGGGGTGTGGACTCATGCACCGCTGCAAAAAGACCTGCCCTCACCCGCAAAAGCTTGATCCGATCCTCGTCACTGTATCCGTGGTGCCGGATCAAGCCCGACATCCTTTAGCCAGTCTACCGTCTTCTGCGTAGCGATGGGGTCGAGGCGCATTGGTACTCCGGCAAGCATGTCGGAGCGTCGGCGCTGCGCAAATTAGATCGCATCGGGCGCGTGCTGTGCGACACAGCAAAAACAGGCCGCCGATGTCCGAGATGGGTTAAAATGAAAAAAGCTCACCGCGAGCGATTCACGTCTGAACTGACAGCGGACATCGCACGCCGGCTAGGCGGCTAGCCCGCGCGTACCTACAGTCTCAAGATGCCAATCATGGCCTCACTGCCGCGACTAGAAGCGACGGTTCGCCGTTTGATGGGGCGCGTTAGCTCGCCGGCGCCGGTATCGTCCACGTCGAAAGCGCTGTGGGTGTACCAGCAACCGCCAGAAGGCGGGAGAACCGCACGGCTTCGTGATCAGCGCCCTAGGCAGCCCGCGCCGGGCCTGTTGACTGACGACGTGATCGTCCGCGCGTTGCGCCGGTTTCGGTACGATTCGGAATTTCGTGGACCGAAGCGCGTTCCCATCAGGGTTCTCGCGGAGCTCGTCGGCCTCTCGCACACGACGATCTACGATGCGATGAGGCCCGATCTGCCTATGCGTCCCAGGCGGATCTCCGAAACGACGCGCATCAAATTGTCATTTGCGATCAAGGCAATAAACGAGGGGCGACTCCGTTTCCACCGTCGCGGACACGTATGGGATATTGAGGGCAGCGAAATGCGCATCTTCGAGCCGCCCCCTCGCAGGTGAATTGCCGTAAGCTATTGAAATAATTGATATTAAGTCCTGAGGAGCGCGGACGCCCGAATCGAGCCCATTCAGTCCCGCCGCCGGCCATGAGGTGGCGCTTTGCACTCGGTAGGGCGCGCCTGACTGTTCAAAGTGCCACCGTTATTGTGCCTTTGTCGCCAATGGGTTAGCGGGGCACGCGACGGGGCTGCTTGCTGCAAAGGCGAGGTGGAAGACAAGGCGGGGACTACATCTCGCGCGCTCTTCGTATTGTCACACCGATCGTCGCGCTCGCCTAACTTATCCTGCCCCGGGGGCTTTGCCCCGAGTTAGTCGGATACCGCTGCCAGCCTTTGACGCGCGCGGATGACGGTCTTCGCCGACCAGGGTGCGCCGGTTGGCGTCTCCACCTTGCGCCGATTCAGCTCGGCGGCCATCGCATGAGCGGACATCCCGCCCATTTCGCTCAGCACCGGCGCGATGGCCTGGGCTCGCGCTGCAGCGTCCGCCTGTCGCGCCTGGTTCATGGCGGGCAGGCGAGGGCCACCGAGCTTCACGCCTCGTTCCTTGGCCGCCGCAAGCCCGGCGCGAGTCCGTTCAGAGATCATCTCGCGTTCATGCTCGGCAACTGCAGCCAGCACATGGAGCGTGAGGCGGTTGGCCTGGGGAAAATCGCAACATACGAAGTCCACTTTGCCGTCCATCAGGGTCGCGATAAATGCGACGTTGCGGCTGAGCCTGTCCAATTTGGCGATGATCAGCTTCGCCCGATGCCGCTTGCACGCCGCCAGAGCCTCGGCGAGCTTCGGCCGGTCGCTCCGTTTGCCGCTCTCGATCTCGACGAATTCGCCGAGCAGCTCCCACGACCCGCCATTCAGGTAATCGGCGATCGCTTTTCGCTGAGCGGCCAGCCCATAGCCCCGCTCGCCTTGCTTGTCGGTCGAAACCCGTAGGTATGAGATAAATTTTCCCCGCAAGACGCCCTCCCCTGAGACACTCGAACATTCGTATGTATGTCACAAGCTGGCTAGGCGTCAATGGCAGTAGCAATGGCATTGGCACGCAGAAGCTAGGCCGGAGCGGGAGCGGGCTTTTTGAGATTGGGACGCGCCGTCTGCGTCGTTTGCGGGCGCACTGGACACTGGTCTCGACGCGCCCCCCTGCGGTCCGTGGCGCGCGCGGATGCCAGCGCGCCATTGGGGCGGTGTGACTCAATTAAGGGCACCCCATCTATATCCCCCGGAAAATAAAAAAACCTGGGCAAGGAGGAAATCCGGACGCGAGGAAATCCGGACGTCATCGCGACGTCGCCTGCCCGGCACAAGCGGAACCGGCAGTGATCGCTCGTTTCATTTGAACGCAGTCGGATAACGACTGCTCGGAGAAATTACAAATGCGGTTCGTGTCGTGCAGGTGTGACGCTTTTGCGCATCGATCGATTCAAGCCCACTTAGTTCACTTTGGTGAACTTGGCGAACTTGTTCCGGCGTACTTGCGAAAAATATCCATTGGTGAGCTTGGTGAACTTGTGAGCATTTTTCCCCTTACGTCCTTTACATGTCATTGATTCATCTCTGACACTTTCCCGCATTAGGGCCAAACAATCAAAAAAGTTCACCAAGCTCACCAAGTGACACTTTTCCACGTCATGACAAAAGGGTTCACTGAGTTCACCATCGCCCTCATTGAATCAGCCGCGAATGAGGCTCCAAAGAGAATAACCCGAGGAAATCCCTATACGTTTTAGCGTCAGACCATCAACAACCCGGCCTTCGACCTTTCGCAGCCATCTTCCCAATCGATCGTTGCTGACCAAGTTTCCTGTTCGACTCTGCGCCACGTTCAAGAGCGCGACGTGAAAATCGTGGACGTTGATCGCGTGGTTGATGACCTGTTGAGCTGTCTGCTCGACCCCTACCCCGATATTCACCCGCCATTGTGCCAGCACGGTCGCCAGCGAGAGCAACTGGGGATCATCGGTCTGGGTCTTGATCGTGGTGTCACAGGGATCGTCCTTGCCGAGCCACAACAGCGGCGCCCGGATCCGATGCGACCAGTCCTCGAAGGATCCGAGCGGCGGTCGCTCGATCGTCTCGTCGGCGACGTGCCAGGCCCGCAGCACGGTCAGGGCGGCGACGACCAGCCGTCCGCGCTCATGGCGAGCCACCGTGACTGGGTCAATGTCGAAGTGGCGGCGCTCGGGATGTTCACAGCGAGCGTCGAGCGAGCACAGAATGGTGCGGCGGGTCAGGTCGCCAACGATGCTTAGATTGTTGCCGGTGGCGAAGACCGTGCAATTCACCGGTGTTTCGACCGCCTTGCTCATGCCGAGCACGCGGACATTGAGCTTCTGTTGCGTGAGCACCTGACACAAGAAGACGCTTTGCAAGGGGTGCTCGCAGTTGTCGAGACTGATCGCCAGGTCGCCAGCGAGAAGCGCGGCGCCCAAGCGCTTCTCAAGCTCCTCCTCGCTTCGCCCCTGTGAGATCACCGGCATGGTCCGGCCAGTAGCAAGCACAGCCGCGACGTCAACCAAAAGCGACTTCCCCGTGCCCGCGGTCGGCGCCGTGAAGGCATGCAGCGGAGCAGTCGCCATCGCGCGCCGGTCGAGGATGGTCAGGAGCGCCGATAAGGCCACAGCGCGATCGGCGCCGGTCACGAAGGGGAAACCGGCAAGCAGAGCCTCGATCTCGGTGAGGGCGGCCACCGCGTCCGCCGGGCTCGGATGCTGCGGGATCGGTGGGAATAATGTGCGCTTGTCCGGTTTGTAGAGCACGCCGCTCGCCTTATCGTAACCGGGCGTTTCGCAGATCGAACCGTCCTGGCGCAGAAATGGGGCAGTTGCGATGCCGGCGAGGATCGGAAGCCTCCAACCTCCGGAGCGGGACAAGTAGGCATCCGCAATCTTGTCTGGCGCGTCGACCGCGATCCAACCCTTGACCCGACCATCGAATCGCAGGAAGCGAGCGGCGCAGGTCAGAATCTCGACCAGATATGGACGAACCACCGGAATGAGTTGCCAATTGTGATCGTCATCATTGACCGTCATCTTGAACCGGACCGGACGAACGATTAGGCCACCACGTTGGTAGATGGGATGACCGAGCAGGAGCAGCGCGTCCTCGGCCTCGTCGACGGTCTTGGGCAGCTCGCCTGGTTTCACAAAAATTTGCGGCCAGGGCTTATCAATATGCTCGTCGGTTCCGGTGACGGCAGCCCGCTTGGTGATCCGCCACTTGCGGTAGCTGCGCTCGACTTCAGCATGCAGCCGGTCAACATACTTGGCGCCGATTCCATTCGGATGGCGGGACAATTCGTCGACGATCTGCTCAGGGGCCCATCCTTGGTTAGCAAGGTGCCAAACGACAGCCTGGAATAACTCGCTGCGCTCGCCTTCGGGCGCCCCCCTGGCAATGAGATCCTCATAGTCAAGCTGACGATCAGCGTCGTTGAAGTCGAGACCGGCATCCTTGCCCGTATGTCGAGCCATCAGGCGGTCTATAAAGTCGTCGAGCGGCGGCAGCTCAGGGCACGGGCCACCAAACTCGAGACCGCTGACCGTGATATAGCGCGCGGTGTTGCGATAGATTTCGATCCCGGCGCCCGTCTTCCGATCAAACGTGAACTTGCGGTGGGTCTCAGGTCCGCTGACGGTACCGATGATGCGCAGCCCGCCACCGCTGACGGTGATTTCCTGATAGGCCCTCGGCGCCTCGCCATGTAGCTGCTCAGCCCAGGTGACGAGTTTGGCGTTGCCCTTATTGACACAGTGATCGAGATCGATGGCGCCGATATTGGAATCCTTGAGCATGAAGCCGATGCCGTCCGCATTGCCAGCGGCGACGGCGGCCAGCGCGTCTTCATAGCTGCCCCACGTGCTTGGGTCATTGGAGCGCGCATTGCGGCCCGGATCCCGCGCCATGCGCGGCGGCTTCGTCCACTTTTCCTTGCCGGCTTTCTTGGTGCGGAGCTCCCAGTGCCAGACCACCCACCGCAGCTCATTGGTCAGCGAGATAAGTGCGAGCGGCAGACGCGCAAGGTCGGCGTTGTAGGTGCGCGGCTTGCTCACGTTCGTCTTCCCCCGAGCCTGTAGAAGATGCTCTTGAGCCACATGCCTTGCCTCTCAGTCGGCTCACGCCAGACCGTTTGTGCGGCCATCTGATCGACGAATTCGCGCTCGCGCGGCTGCAATCGGTCACCTTGCTGTGCGCACCATACGGCCATGTCTTGCCACGTCGGTGTGCCGTCCAAGTTGGCAAAGGTGGCGGCGCGGTTCTGGGCCTTTGCCAGACCGTCCTCAAACCCGGCGTTGTAGAGCTTGCGTGCCTCTACCTCGTTGAAACCATTGGGCGCCTCGACACGCGCGGCAAGCGCGTGCACGTCGAGCTTTACGCTCTCAAGTGTCCGGATGATCGCTCCCGCCGCGGCCAACACCTCGCCGCCACGGGGCGACGACAGCATGCGCAGCAGCTTGCCGAGCCGGACGGCAATGGGCGCGAGCGCATCAGTCACGACGCCCCCCAGCAGCGAGCGAGGTGGCTACACATACGGCAGCGCCAGTCCGAGCGATCATCCGTCAGCCGTGGAAGCAGCTCGCCAACGCGTGTCGCCTCGATCACTCTGACAGCGCGATCGGACGCGGCCTGCGCACGCTCGGCATCGAACGGCAGCAGGAGGTGGACACGCTCGCAGGTATTGGCGTTGAGCGCCGTGAAGATCGCGGGGTGTGTGGTGGCACCGAGATAAGCCTGATAGAGCGCGACCTGGGCGACATAGTGTGCGAAGCTTTTCTCGAGCCCTTCGCGCTCGATCGCCCGCCAATTTCTGTCGTTTAACGCCTTGTGCTCCCAAACACAGGGATAACCGACGCCGGGCAGAGCGGGTCCGCCGATCAAGATCCCATCGGCGTGACCGCGGAACAGGCCGGCAACGGCGCTGAAGCGAACCCGCTCGGCGGGCGCAAAGGTGAATCCGCCGCGGATGAAATGTTGGCGAGATAGCTCTTCGAGCAGATGCCCGCGCCGGAAGATGTCGCGGGTTCGCGACATCAACTCCGGGGTGCACAGCCAATCGAATTGGATCCGGCGCAGGCATTCGCTGCCGATCGCGGACGCACCAAGGTATTGCCGGACGTTTTCTTCGTGCGGCTCGGCCCTCTCGATCAATTCGTTGATTGCGAGACTGATCGGGCTCTCGGCGAAGTTGGCGCGGTTGAGGTCGAGCATGACACATCAAAGGGGAATAGAGCCGTCGAGCTGATCATCGGACTTGCTGGTGATCGAGCGGCCAAACTCACGGGCTGTCACAGCCTTGCGAATGAGACCGAAAGCGGTCACCAAAAACCTGGTCATGGTCTGGGGTGGCCACTCCGTCAGCGGCCGCGACCAGTCGATGTCGGAAGCGTCGGCAAGCTCGGGCAGGATCGAGGCAACCGCCCCGGCGTCCCACGGCTCGGGCGCCTCCCCTGTCACGCGCAGGGCCAATTCTGTATCACGTCCTTCTGACGTTGCCTGTTCAGCCCGCGTCTTGATCCAACCGAAGAGCGCGGCGATGATGACCCAGCCCCACTCGCGATCTGAAAGCCGCCCGATCAGCGCGGTCCCTTTGACCGTCTCGTCGGCCACGCGCCGGGCCGCCGCGATAGCCTCGGCGGTGGCGCGCCGCTGCCAATCGTCCTCGGGTTTCATTGCGCACTCCGCGGCTGCGCCCAATCCGGGCGCTTGATTGCTGGCGCGCTCGGGGAAGCGGTGGTGCCGGTTGGCAGGGGACGGTCCGATTTTGGAACTTGCTCGACTTTCCGCCAGTCACGGCGATCGGGCGTGATAGCTTCGAGCAGGATATTTTTCGCCTGGAAATTATTTTTTGCGGGCTCGACTCCGATGCGACCGACGAAGCGCAGCCCGTCGAAATCGCTGTAGCTTTCGATTCGCCGCGCTTGCTTCGCGCCGTCGCTCTCGTCCTTAGGATTGATGCCGCGTGCGCTCTCAAGGATCCCACGGAGTCGCGCGAGACTGATCGCGGCGGCCTCAGCATGGCCTTCGGTCGTGCCTGAGACCGTGAACAACCCCCAGAACTTGCGGTTGGCGTGCTCGCCATCGACAATAACGAATTCGCAATCGAGCGCTTGTGAGCCGCCATCCTTTGACCGTCGCAGCCAGCCGTCAGGACCGGCCTTGCCCGGCCTCACTGTTAGAAGCAAGGTCGCGATGGTGCCGCTCGGGATCAGGTCGAAACTTTTCTGTGGGCCTGCTTCGTTGAAATCTACCGACATGTTTGCTCTCCTGGTGTTTGCTTGGCGTGTTGTGAAATCAGAAACGGCTTTCGTTCGCCGGGAAGGGTGAGCTTGGTGATCAGCCTGCCGAGATGCGGCTCCTCGATCTGGTCGAGACGACCGGCGCGATCTTTGGCGGGATAGCCCCACGGATTTGGCGAGGCACAGACAAAGGCACGGACTAGACCGTCGCCGAAATCGATCCACTGCATCGTGATTAGCTCGTCGATGATGCCCGGCAGCTCGCGGCCGACCTTCTGGCCCTCGGCTTGCAGCACCCATTCGCTTCGATTGAATTCGTCTGTGGTCTTTTCGAGAATGCCGACGAAGATCACGTGCTTGTCGCGGGCGTGCTGAAGCTGATTGAGCCAGTTCACCATCTCACGGCCATGCAGGCCGTAACCGGCACGCGTGTCCTTCCGACCCGTTCGCTCGCTGATGGCCTCGGGCTGCTGCTCGGCGTGGCGATGGGAAAGCCGGCTGACGGCGGTCAAGGAGTCGACGAAAAGCAGATCGTAGCGTTCCAGATTTTCAAGCGCGCCACCGACCCCCTCATAGTGCGCCTGGCTGTAGCAGGCAGTCGGCGGAAAGCTCGGATTGGGCCCACCGATGCGGACCGCGAGATCACGCGCGGTGGACCAATCGTCGACGCGGATAGTATCGATCCTCAGCTCTTGCACGGAAAGATCGCCGGCCTCAATATCGATGAACAGCGCTCGCGCCGGATCGATCGTGCGCAGCAAGCTCGTCTTCCCGACGCCGGACGGTCCCACGATCAGCGCCTTCACGCCCCGACGCTCAGCCAAGCGTTCGTCCGCTGTGATGATTGTCATGACGATGCCACTGCGACCCGCCCGCGGCCCTGGGCCGCAGCCATGCCCCTCGGCGCGATGGACGGAGTTGCCGCTAGCGAGCTAGCGGGGCCTAGTCGATTGTTGTTGAAAGTAGTCATGCACGGCCTCCTGGTTGAAAGGGACCGCGCGGGCTTGCCTGGGCCTGGGTTTGGGCGTAAATGACGGCTTGTCCAAGAACCGTTGAAGTAATTTGCCCTGCCCGAGCCCGCGCAAGCCACGCGCGGGTTTCGGCTTTTACTCCCCGTGATTTGATCGATCGCTCCTTCGAAGACGTCTGCGCTGCGCTTTCGCGCTGCCGGCATCGGGCTCAGCCGGCGCCGTAGGCGTTGAATCGTAAAGTCGGAGTCGGCCGTTTGCGTCGCGCGCTTGCGCGAGGCCGCGATTGATGAATCGGTAGAGGCTTTCGACCACGATGAAGCGGCTACGCCCAATCAGGAAAGAGTCGAGCGTCCCATCTGCGATCCAAGCGTAAAGCCTCGCCTGGCCAATGCCGCCCAGCATCCGTCGCGCGACGCTGGGCCGCACGACTAGTGGACGGGCCTTGAACGGCGGGCCGCGGGGGCTCCCGTCAAGCCCGGCCTCGGTTTGATGCAAGCGAGAGCCCAATACTGACGGGGTTCCAGGTGGTGCGGCGGCCGGTCGTCGGGGAGGAAGTGGGCCGAAGCCGCGCATCCTCGATCTCCATCAGGCTGCAAGCTTACCTGACGGAACTGAGCACAGCCCCAAACGACCCAAAAGAAGTAAGACGCGACAGATGCGACAACCTACTTGTCGCGTTATTTCCCAGGCGGACTTACGGCGACAAAAAGGCGATGAAATTTCTCGGAGGTCATCCGCCCGTACAGCCGCAACAATCGGTAGGCGGTCCCTTCCGTCATCCCCGGGTGCTTCCTCAACAATTGCCGGAGATTTTTCTCGACGCGCGCCTCTCGCGAAGCCGATTTGTTGCTCTGATTACGATCAAACAGCGAAGTACCGACTTCCGCACCCTTCCGCTCGCTGAGCCGCAATCGCTTGTACTCGAGCATCCTGTCGGACAGACCCTCCAACTGCGCGCGCAATTGCGCATCATGCCTCGCGAGCAAGTTGTCGACGGTGCCTGTCGGAATTGGCGCATATGGATCCGGGTTCAGCGCGACGCTCATAAGCTGTCGACGTACTGCAGCTTCGACCGAAGTTTTAGACGGTCGTGCCGCTTCAATTATCGACTCGATGGCCCGCCGACGGGCGTCGTCCGATGCTTTAGGCATAAGCACCTCCTGCCGGTGCTCCTGCGGATTGTCAGCGCGGCGGCCGGGGCAGGACCCGGTGTTCGGTGATCAGCCTAGCCGCGCCTAACCAAACTCTACGTCTGCGCGGCGCTTCGCGCCATCTTGCCGCACAAGTGGCGGCACCTGGCTGTCAACGGGCGCTTTGGCGCAATACTTCGACCATGCGGCCATCAGGAGGCGGCGCTTTTCGAGCAGATCAGCGCGGCGGTACGCCTCCTCCACCTTACTGCCGACTACATGCGCAAGTGCCATCTCGACAACCTCGCGCGGGAAATTCGTTCGCTCGGTGGCCCAATCCGTGAAAGAGGAGCGCATTCCGTGTGCGGTTGCGTCCGGGTGGATCGAGCGTAGCGCCAGGAGCAGCGCGGAGTGTCCCAATCCTTTGCCACGCATACCAATGAAGACGAAAACGTTGTCTTGCTCGCGCGGCACAGTGCGCAGCACCTCGATCGCGGGTTCGCTCAATGGCACGCGATGCTGCTTGCCGCTCTTCATCCGCTCGGCGGGAAGGGTCCAAACCTTCTCGCTCACATCGATCTCGCTCCACCGCGCGCCGAGCACCTCGCCGGTCCTGCTCGCCGTCAAAATCAGAAATTCGAGTGCCCTGACGGCGACACCTTCGTGCTTGCGTAACTCGGCCATGAAGGCCGGCAGTTCGCCATACGCCAGAGCTGCAAAGTGCTTCACCGTCTTCGCTCGCCGCCCCAGCGCAGTCTTGATCGGCAGTAGACGGGCCGGGTTGCTGCCTTCAGGACGATAGCCGCGAGCCTCCGCAAAATCCAAAATGCGCTCGATGCGTCCTCGCACGCGGCCGGCGGTTTCTGGCCGCGAGTGCCAGATCGGCTCAAGGGCGCGTAGCACCAGCCCGCGGTCAATGTCCCCCACGGCCAACTTGCCGAAAACGAGGCTCGCATAGCGGGCCAGCGTGTTGCGCCACTCGCGCGCGTGAAGCGGATTGCGCCAGCTGGTTTCGTGCGCCCCGATGTAACCGGCTGCGCATTCGTCGAAGGTCACCGTCTTTACCGCCGCGGCAGCCGCCTTGGCCTTGGATGCCTTCCGCTGCTCAAGAGGGTCGACACCTCGCTGGTGCAGCGACCGCGCGTCCGCTGCCTGCGCACGGGCGCCCGCAAGGGTTACGGCGTCGGTCGAGCCGAGACCCATCCATCGCTCCCGCTTGCCGCTCTGGTACCGAAACACCCAGCACTTATTGAGAGAACCTCGAGTGCCGGCACTTGCCTCAAGGTAGAGCCCGCCGCCATCGGCGTAGCGGCCTGGACGGGCGATCCGATGCACCTTGAGCAACGTCAATCGATTGAGCTTGCCCACCGCTAACCCCCGTTCTAACCCCCGTTTCGGACGGGGGTTATAGAGAATGGTAAGGAATGATACAAGACGGCAAGCGCCGTTGATCTAGGCCTTTTGCGGGGGTTTCCAAGACGGCGGTGAACACGCCAGAATGGCAATAGCCCAGAACACGGCGCTGCGCTACTGCTACCGCAACGGCGGCAAGGACTGCGTGATCCGCGCCTGGGTCTGCGACGCCAAGGGCTGACGGCCGCATCG